GGATACAAAGTCACCGTCACCTACAAAGTTGATCGCAAAGTATCTGCCGACGAGCTGCAAAAGTCGTGGGATAAGCTGTCTCCAGAAGTGCAGGCCGTGTTCAAGTGGAAGCCAGACGTCACCGTGTCCGAGCTGCGTAAGCTTGACGACAAGCAAAAGATTTCTGCGGCAAGGTTCATCACATCGAACGCCGCTTCGCCTTCGATCAAAATCGAAGCTATCTGATTCATTTTTTCACCTAGAGACATCACAATGGCTATTACTCTGAAGTCCACAAAGGACGCTGCCCTTGACGGAATCAAGATTCTTGTCCACGGACCCGCCGGAGCTGGCAAGACCAGCCTGTGCGCAACCACAGGAGAGCCCACGATCATCATCAGCGCGGAATCTGGCTTGCTCTCACTGCGTGGCCACGACATCCCGGTAATCGAAGTCAAAACGCTTGATCAGATGTATGAGGCGTACGACTACGTTGTCAACAACCCGGATGGCCAAGCATTCCAGTGGGTGTGCCTCGACTCCATCAGCGAGATCGCCGAGGTGGTGCTGAACCACGAAAAGAAAGTCGCCAAGGATCCGCGCCAAGCATACGGCGCGCTGGCAGAGAAGATGACGGACCTGATCCGCGCTTTCCGCGACCTGCCTGGCCGGAACGTGTACTTCTCATGCAAGCAAGAGCGCACAAAGGACGAGCACTCAGGAGCGATGCTCTACTACCCGGCAATGCCAGGAAACATGCTGAAGCAAGGCGTGGCTTACTTCTTCGATGAAGTTATGGCGCTGCGCGTTGAGAAGGATGCCGACGGCAATCCGACTCGCTGGCTGCAGACCAGCCGGGATTTCAATTACGAGGCAAAGGACCGATCCGGTTGCCTCGAGATGTTTGAAGCACCAAACCTTGCGGACATCGCCGCAAAGATTTCTTCCACAGCCAACTGATCCAAGAAAGGACACCCATCATGGCAAGCTTTTCATTTGACACCAGCACAGTCGCTCCCCGCGAGAACAACTACGAGCTACTGCCGGCAGGCTGGTACGTTGCACAAATCACCTTTAGCGAAATTGTCGACCTTAAGAGTGGCAATGGCAAAGCTATCAAGCTGACGTTTGAGGTTCTCTCCGAGGGCTATCGCGGCCGCAAGATCTGGGCGCAGCTCAATGTGCGACACAACAATCAGCAGGCTGAGCAGATCGCCCAGCAGCAGCTGCGTGAGCTATGCGATTCGCTCGGCATTGTTCGGATGAACGATACCGCCGAACTGCACAATAAGCCGATTCAAATTAAAGTCAAAGTGCGCAAGTCGGAAAACCCGCAGTACGAGGATCAGAACGACATCTCTGGCTATAAGACAGCCGGCGGCGCATCTGCGCCGTCAATGATGATCCCTCCCCGATCGGCCGCACCTGCCGCTTCTGCACCAGCTGCATCATTGGCTCCGTGGGCAAAGAAAAACGCAGCATAAATTGCAGTCAGTTGCACAGAAAAGTGCTGACTCCCCGGAAAGACGGGGGCTTACATGAATGGGCAGGCCATAGGGTGACAGTGGCATATTGCGCACGGCCGATTGCAGTGCAACCTGCCCATTCGTGTACGTGACAGCGCAACATGTATGGTGACTATTGGCGTGAAGGCATGGGCGGGAACCGATTCCTAGATCGCTTTTAGTCTCCATACATGTTGTGGCTTTTAAGGAGAAGCAAATGGCCAAAGTGCCCGAATCATTGCATAAGACTGCCGCCCTGATTTATCAGGCGTATGAAAACGACGCTGACAATAACCACCGTCCGCACCTGGGCGCTTCGCTTATCGGCCACGCATGCGAGCGTTTTCTCTGGATGACGTTCCGCTGGGTGGACAAGAAAAAGTTCGACGGCAGGATGCTTCGCCTGTTCAGGGCCGGCCACGACTTTGAGCCGCGCATTGTTGGCGAACTGCGGCGCATTGGCGTCGAGGTCCACGACCAGACGCCTGACGGCAAGCAGTGGCGAGTGACGTCCCTGGGCGGCCACTTCGGCGGCAGCATGGACGGCGCCGCCCAAGGCTTTGCTGAGGCGCCAAAGGCCTGGGCCGTGACCGAGTTCAAGACCCACAACGCCAAGAGCTTCAAGGCGCTGCTGGAGGATGGCGTGCAGAAGTCCAAGCCGCAGCACTACGCGCAGATGCAGATCTACATGGGCGAGACCGGCATGGAGCGCGCCATGTACATCGCCGAGAACAAGGACAACAGCGAGCTGTACAGCGAGTGGGTTCACTTCGACGCGGTGGAGTTCGCCAGGCTCAAGGCGCGAGCCGAGCGCGTCATCAATGCCAATGAGCCGCCGCTCAAGTGCAGCAATGACCCGAGCTGGTTCGTGTGCAAGATGTGCGACTTCCACGACCACTGCCACGGCGAGACAGCGCCGGCCGTCAACTGCCGCACCTGCGCGCACGCGACGCCGTTCACAACCGGAGACGATGGCGAGTGGCTGTGCGAGGCCAGGACCAACACCATCACGCTCGAGGCTCAGCGCACCGGCTGCGACCAGCACCGCTACATCCCGATCCTGCTCGAGCGTTTTGCGAAGCAGAAAGACTATGTCAATGGTGATGTGGTCTACAGCACCGAGCAGGGTGACTTTGCAAACGGCGACCCGAACAACGGCGCGCTGGCATCGCAAGAGATCCGCGACTGCGCGCAGAAGGTCATGCTGGCCGACTGCTACCGCATCAAGCGCGAGCTGCTGGGCCAAGGCATCGACGCGAAGGTGGTGTCATGAGCACCTTCACCGAGACAACCACGCAGAATGCACGCAAGCGCCATCGCTGCACCTGGTGTTGGGAGTTCATCGAGCCGGGCGAACAGTACAAGCGCTACCGCTACTTCGACGGCGGCGACGCAGGGACAGTGAAGCTGCACCCAGAGTGCCATGAGGCCATGCTGCAGGATGCGGCCGAGTGGGGCCCAAGCTTCGAATGGACGCCAGGGCAAGAGCGCCCGGCAAGGGGGGTTGCATGATCCCCCGCCCATACCAATCCCGCGCGCTGGACGAGCTTTGGTCCTGGTTCAGCAAGCACAACGACGGCAACCCGATCGTTGAGGCGTGCGTGGGCGCCGGCAAGTCCCTGATGATTGCCCTGCTCGCCCAGCGCGCTGACCAAGAGTACCCCGGCACTCGCATATTGGTGCTGGTCCACCAGAAGGAGTTGCTCGAGCAGAACGTCGAGAAGATCATGACCGTCTGGCCGCAGGCAAACGTCGGCATTTACAGCGCTGGCGCTGGCCGTAAAGACCTTGGTTGCCAGGTCACGTACGCCACTATCGGCAGCATCTGGAAAGACGCACACCTGCTTGGCCGCATCGACATCGTGCTGGCAGACGAGTGTCACCTGATCAACCCGAAGGACGCCGGCATGTGGCGCGGCTTCCTGAAAGATCTGGCCAAATACAACCCGCACACGCGCTGCATCGGGTGGACCGGCACGCCATTCCGCGGCAACGGAGTCTGGTTGACTGCAGGCGAAGATGCCCTGTTCACCAACATCGCCACCCGTGTGGCCATGCGGGAGTTGCTGGACCTTGAATTTCTTTCCCCGCTAACGCCGGCCACCACGGTCACCCGCATCGACGCGCATGACGTGCGCACCAGCGGCGACGACTACGTGCTCAGCGAGCTGGCCAAGGTCACCGACACGGCCGAGCTGGTGGAGGCTACCTGCGACGAGATCGTGCAGCTGGCTGCCGAACGCAAGCGCTGGCTGGTCTTTGCCGTGACGATTGAGCACGCCGAGCACGTTCGCGACGCCCTGCGCCGCCGTGGTGTGGTGGCCGAGATGGTAAGCGCCAAGACGCCAAAGGCCGAGCGGGCTCGGCTCATCAGCGCCTTCCGCGCCGGGCGCATTCGCTGCCTCGTGAACGTGGCCGTGCTGACCACCGGCTTCGACGTCCCGGAGCTGGACTTTATCGCCCTGCTGCGCGCCACCAAGAGCCCGGTGCTGTACGTGCAAATCGCCGGGCGGGGGATGCGCCTTGCGCCCGGCAAGACCGACTGCCTGTGGGCCGACTTCACCGACACGACCACCATCATGGGTCCAGTCGACGCGGTCAAGGGCCGGCTCCCAATGGGCGGCCGCAAGGGTGAGGCCCCAACCAAGTTGTGTCCTGAGTGCGGCAGCCAAAACCCGGCATCGGCAACAGAATGCCTTGACTGTGGTTACTTATTCCCGGAACCTGAGCGCATCAAGCACGGCACCCGCGCATCGGCTGCCGCAGTGCTGAGCAGTCAAAAAGAATCGATGTTTGAGACTTTGCAGGTCACCGATGTTCGGTATCGGATACATCGAAAAGAGGGAAGCCCGCCAAGCCTGCGGGTTGAGTATTACAACGGGTTGATCCGCCAAGCCAGTGAGTGGGTTTTCATGTCTCACGATGGCTACCCTAGACGCAGGGCCGAGGCATGGTGGAATGCTCGCAGAGCAATCAACGCGATTCCAGGAAGCACCGAAGAGGCGCTTGAGTGGCTGGAGTACAGCGACCAGATCCTGCGCAAGCCATCCGCAATCATAATGACAAAGCAAGAAAAGTATCCACAAATTGTTTCATATCATTGGGAAAAAGAAATGGAGACTACATGACGCCAGCAGAGCAACCAAAGCAAGAGATGAAAGGAATAATTGTTGGACACACAGGATGGTTCAACTGGCCACCTGTCTATTGCCAAATTCTTGAGATCAATAGCGACATGCTTCGAGTCGAACTTGATCAAGGCGGCGAAGGTTGGGTAAAAGCATCTGATTTCACGCCGCGATATATGGTCGGAACTGTTCAAAAAAAGATACACGCAGGGAGCGTCGCATGAGTCCAGCAGAGATACAAGTAAAGATCAACCTCGCCCAAAGAGAGGCGGACTATTGGCGCGAGATTATTGCGAGCAAATCATGCGAGGACTGCAAGCAGTGGCAGCACAGCGCCTGCAGCCTCGCTGGGGGCGTCGTGCCGCCGGATGATGTGGTGCGGGTGGGGTGCGATAACTGGAGCTGGGACGAAATACCTTTTTAACAAATGAGATACTGATGATTGAAACGATAAACATAGATGAGACACTTGCAGAACGTGGCAGTAGGTATGGCAAGTTCAAAGATCACGCGCGAATTTCTCAAGAAATAAAAAAAGTAATGCAGAAAACAGAAGGCTGGGAAAAACTTGGTGATAACGGCCGAGAAGCGCTTGAGATGATCGCTCACAAGATTGCAAGGATTCTCAACGGGGATCCAAACTACGCTGATAGCTGGGTTGATATTGCCGGCTACGCAAAACTTGTGGGGGACCAGTTGCAGGGATTGGATAGGTAGTTTTTTCAAGTATCACAATGCTATTAAAATGGAGATTATATGAATCACCCGGAGACCATCAATCACCGAACAAACGTGTCGCTCAACGACATCCAGGCCAAGATCCAGAAGACGGTTTACACCGTCCTGCCGGACACCACCACCACAGTCTGCCAGCTTGTCATGGAGAACGGCTACGTCATCTTAGGCACCAGTGCCTGCGTCGACCCCGCCAAGTTCAACAAGGCGCTCGGGGAGAAGTACGCCTACGAGAACGCTATCAACAATGCTTGGCCACTCGAGGGGTACCTGCTGGCCGAGGAAATCTTCAACAGGAGCAAAGCGTGAGCTTCGTCTGCCCACTACCACCAGTCAAGGTGATGGTCCGGCCAGAGTTCCTTTACGACTTCGACGGCAAGGATCGAGAACTCATCGAGGGAATATGGGTCAGCGTCAAGTCAATTCGCGGGGAAGCCCTGCGCTTTGAGACCTATCTGCCCCAGTACGGAGCGCTCTACGACAAGCTTCCTGTCTCGGCGTTCATGCACGACACTGACGAAGAGTTTGACGCTAATGCGATGCTCGAGCTGGACGAGTTGCAGATCTGGGATGCGCTGAGCTACCACGTCACCGTGGTCGAAAAGCCCTTGCTCAAAGGACTGCGAGCTGAATTCTTTGGCAAGGACAAGCGCTTGCACCAGGGTGAATTCATGTTCACCTTAGACTGTGCGAACCCGGACCCGCGCATCCCAGACTTCACTTTCAGCGAGACGGTAGACGAGCACAAAAGTTACAACGTCCTGCGCCTGAACAACGGACAGTTCGCGCTCCAACCAAACAACCGTTGCCGGTTTTACGACCCTGCGTTTAACCCGCAAGAGATGCGCTTCCCGGACTTCAAGGTGGCCACCAAAAAGTACCGCGTCGAACAGCACGCCAAGTGGCGGCTTGGAGATACCAACAACTTTACTTATGAAGGAAATAAATGACCACCGCCATCTACAGCATCGCCAACGTGCAGCACGCGCTGCAAGCGTTGAAAGAGCAGATCGCCCCAGAAAAGTGGGCAGAGACACCGCTGCCTGTCATCGCAGCTCCGAGCTGGTGGCTGGACGACGTACGCAAAGAGCTAAATGTCGAGGAAGGATTTGAGCCTAGTGAAGTGCATGGCTGTCACGTCACGCGCAATGACAACGTGACTGAGCCATGGCTGGTTGATCACGACGGGAAGATGTATGCGATTTTGCCGAAATGGCAAAGAGCAAAGCAGGGGGTGAAGGGTGTTGAAGAATGAGCCAT